CGAACCATCGTCTAAGGGATTGGAACATAGTTGCCATCTTAAATCCTATGTATAAGTCAATGACAATGGGTTATTAAGGTAATCATCCAATCGCCCTCCTGCTGCTTCAGGATTTAAACTGATTAAAGATATTGCATTGAACAATGCCATCAGCGGATCAATCTTTGCAAAACCTGCTGCTTGTTTTGTAATTGAGATTGCGTTGCCTCTTGGTTCTACTCTTGCATTGCTAACACACCATGCCATCAATGGTTGAGAAGCATGAACGATCTGGCCTTCTGCTAACTTTCGCTCTGTGGTTTTAATCGCGCCTGTTAATTTCCAACCCTGAGAGATGCCAATTATTTGTTCGCTCGTAATTCCTTTATCCATCAAGCCATCAAGTATTCCACCAAGGCCATGAGGGTCTACACCTATTTTATCTAATAGCCCAGATTGTGCCACTAATGCACATAAAAAAGCTACTGCTTCAACATCTTGCCCGATAGAATCTACAATAGTTAAATCTCCATCATCGGCGAAATCTTTGAATCTTGATGCTTCAGACTTTCTTCTTTGCAATACTGAAGGGTGCGCCCATGCGTGATTCCATACCATCCACTTGTTTGATTTCTTAATTCGACCAACTACAGCAAAGCCAAGCAAGTCATCAAGACCACCACCGTCAATTCCAATATCAATGACTTCACATTGTTCAATAAGAGTTTCTAGTTTGAATTTCTTTTCAGCAGAACATTGTTCCCAAAAGTCTGCACCTGCCCAACGATCAGACATTAAGGCCAGACCAATCTCAACATTCAAATGCTGAGATGCCCATCGCCTAACTTCTTCCTCTCCTGCTGCATCGGCTTGCTCGTAATCAGTAACAAGTCGATCAACAGTAATCGACTTACCATTATTGGGAGTTACCAATTTCCAATTCTTAGAATCTTTCCAATCTACATCTTTTGGCAACTCATAGAGGATGGGCAAGATTGGCGCTTGCAATAAACCATCTCTCACCTTTCTTGCTTTCATCAATTCGGCTTTGAACACACCAGCAGGTGCTCGCTCAGATTGAGTAGTGATGTTTATAAGGAAAGCCTCTGGCTGAGAGATCAAACCACCACGCAACTGACCAATGATTCGATCCGCATTGTTCATTTGCCCAATGACATGAATCTCATCAATCAATACACCGGCCGGCTTTGAACCAGTAACAACTGTTGGGCTAAAAGACTTTACTTTTAGAAATGCGCCAGTTGGTCTATAGACAATCTTTTTAATGTGGCTTTGAATTTGAAACTTGGCAGATAGCACCGGATCAATCTCGATCATCCCTGCGGCTTGTTTAAAAGCAAGATCAGCAATTTCTTGAGTAGGACCAATAAAAATATATTCGGCTCTTGGCCTTGGCGATACGAGAACAGCAGTCAGCAGAAACGCAGCAGCATAAGTTGTCTTTGAGTTCTTTTTTGGAACCATCAAGAACAGTTCTCTTATGTAACGCTCCTTGATCTCAGGATCATAACTACCAAAAACTGCTCTTACAATTTCAATGAACCAATCCCCTGCGGCTTCGTCCATTGATGGATTACCAATAACATCTGGCAATTTTAATTTACGAAATACTTGTTCAGCACGATCAGCAAGATTTTTATTCAGCGGCAATTTTGGGCAAAGCGATTTCCCTTGCTTGATTCTGTCTTGCCAATCGACGCAAGATGTATCCCAATTGTTCACTCCAACAAGCCTTCCCACGATGTTCCAACGTCTGCGGCTTTGGCTAAAGCGGCAGCAACTTCTTTTTTACCCAATTCATCTTGATGTTCTGACCACCCAGCTCTGCATTTCATCCAAAAGATTGCCGCAGCAACATTGGGTTTATTTGAATTTGTTGCCTGCCTAAACAATGATTGAGCTACTTGAGCATTTGCTTCAATGTGTCCAACCTCAAGTTCTGCTGTGTAATATTTCCTCATGGTGGGTCCAGACAAGCCAACCACTTTAGCAATATCAAAATCTGGAACGCCCATAGCAGAAAGCATTTTTATTTGCTTTGCTAATTTGTCGCTGTATTCGTGCGGTGGGCGACCGCCCTTATTTATTTCTTCCATGTTTTCTTTCCGTTAATTGTAATTTTATAAACAAATATTCCCTTTTTAGGGAAAAAAAAACTCGGCTGTGATTGCACGCGCTGTCGCTTATATGCGATTTTTCGACTTTTTACCCGCCCTATGTTGTTTTTTTGCAACTATTTCTAAAAATAGAATTTTATTGAATTTATCGTCATTGACGGCAGCGAATCGTGGCTTCTTTGCTTGTTTTTTCTTTGTGATGCTCTATGCAAAGCCATTGCAGATTGTTTTCATTGTTGGTGCCGCCAGCCCATAAAGGAATGATGTGATCCAATTCGTCTCCATTGCCGACCATTCCTTTTCTTTCACATTCAGCACACAAGCGTGGATGTTCTCGCTCGTATCTTTTCTTTATTCCGATCCATTTCGATCCGGTCAGCCGCTGTGTATTTGTATTTGTTGCGACTTGATTTAATTTACCCGCTTGTATTCTTGTTGGCAATGTATGTAATTTGATTTTCCTCATTTCAATTCATATCAAACTTAAATGAATATGTTTTTACATCGACTCGAAAACCTTCTTTGCGCTTCATATTGCCACCGATAACATTATTGGTCTTCCTTTCAATGTTAACTAATTTCCACATTGGATCCCGTTTCATTGCCAGATAAACAGGTGTGGATGAAAATTTAGCCCAACATTCAAAACCCTGTTGAGTCATCCATTTAGAAGTTTCTGTAATCAACTTAATGCCCATACCCAAGCCAGCATAGTCAGGATGGATAACCGTTCTATTGCTGTGCATCTTCATCTTGCCGCCACGATGCGGTACATAATTGGCAAAGCATTGAAAACCTATTTGATCTTGGCCATGAAATAAACCGAATGTTTTTATATGTCCGCCGGGTAACCTGTCGCTTAAATAATGATATTTGCTAAAGTATTTCCAGCTTTTGCTGTCGACTTCTTTAATATCAAATTGCAATTGTTCTGTTCGTTTGAAGTCTTGCCAAAGTGACCTCCGATTAACATATTCTTGTTTGTTGCAATCAATTACCCAATCTGGGTTTAACCAATCGGCAACATCATAATGGCACGAAAGCAAAACAATTTTTTTATTTGTTTTACGAGCGTGCTTAGCAATACAATGACTCATAACTTTGGCGACCGTTCTATCTACCACAGAAGTCCATTCGTCAATGACAATCATGTTGTCTGCATTCTGAGCCATTTGCAATGCACATTCTGCTCTGGCTCGTTGACCATTGGACAATGTATAAGCAGGTCTTATCCAACAAGCAACAGCAGTCAGACCAACTCCCGCCAACATTGCAGCGCATTCTTCATATTCAAAATGATCTGGAAATTGGTCAATGACTGGTTGATTCGGGTCGAGTATTTCTTTAAAACAATTCTCTCCAAATATGTTTTTAGCAAAAGTTGTTTTGCCGCTGCCTGATGCTCCAACAATTAATCCAATATTAAATGGCGATTCAATGTCAGCCGACACTTTGAAATGATGAATAGCTTTTTTGCTTTGGTCTATGTCTAATGAATTAGCCGCTTTCGTACATCTAAAAGAAGTTGCGACAGGTGATTGCAATATCAATTCATAATTTTGCATTCATAACCCCTTTCAACTAATTCATTGAATAAATTCTGTAATTCAATTTCAGTAATTGTTTCAATCAACAAAAGATTTCTATTGCCATCATCTTGAATTTCTTTTATTTGCTCATCAACGGTTTGATCTGCTCCCAAAAGTTTTAATTCAGCAAAATCAAAACCAGTTAATTCCAAATCAAAACCATTGAGCTTTAAATCTTCCAATTCAATCGAAAGCATTTGATTATCCCACCCCGAATTTAATGCCAATTTGTTATCGGCAATAATCAATGCTTTTTTCTGTATTTCGCTAAGATGGGTCAATTCAATGACTGGTACTTCTTCCATGTTGAGTTTTCGAGCAGCCGCCAACCTCCCATGACCTGCAATGATTCCGCTTTCACCATCAATCAATATTGGGTTAGTCCACCCAAATTCTTTTATTGATGCGGCAATTTGAGCCACTTGCTCATCACTATGGGTTCTGGAATTTCGAGCATACGGAATCAATTTATTGATATCCATTTTTATTATTTGCATAATCCCCTCTCGTTAAGTTACAGCGATGCCTCGCCACTTTAAATTCTGATAGCACGATTTCCATTTTGCATCAGGATACTTGTCTGCATACCATTGCTTCCCATCCCAATAGCAATATTCGATTACATCTGTTCTATAAATTGGGTACAGCCTTTGATATATTCCAACTCTTGTAGGCACTTCCCATCCACTAAACCATTGCGTGACGTTCATAATATTTCTCACGTTGACCAATTCGACTGAGGACTATCTACGACCATCCACCCGGGTAGCTTCGTGTCGCTCTCGCCTAATCCTCATGCGAATTAACCATCAATAATTACCAACAGGAAAGGGCAGGTTGCATCCCTTGATAGCCGTGTGCAATATGCCACTGTCACCCTATGGCCTACCCTTTCTTCTTGATGCCGAGTCACCAGCGGAGGTGAGAGCGATTCTGGCCTCGGCTGCGAGAGTTTCTTAGCCACTACTCGCTAGGCTTCGTTGCATAACCTGATGACTTCCTTCCATGCGGTCTCAGGGCTATTTACAACGGCAATCTGTCCACGCCACAATGAATGAAACACAACTTGCTTTGCGGTCAACTTTTGTTGTGACAATACTTTTTCACCGTCTTTTATTTCCAGCA